AATTGATTTTGACCCAAGTAAAGTAAACATAGAAGGTCAACAAGGACATTTTGATAATCTAGCTGAATTATTACCGGAAGATATTTTAGATCCAATTGGAAGTGAATTAACTGAAAATTATATGGACTACAAAGCTTCTAGAAAAGATTGGGAACAAGCTTACACAACAGGTTTAGAATTACTTGGTTTTAAATATGAAAATAGATCAGAACCTTTTCAAGGAGCAAGTGGTGCAACCCACCCTGTACTTGCTGAAGCTGTCACACAATTTCAAGCTGGAGCTTACAAAGAATTATTACCTGCTGAAGGACCTGTTAGAACTCAAGTAGTTGGTAATCCCGATCAAAACAAAGAGTCTCAAGCACAACGTGTTAAAGATTATATGAACTACGAGTTGATGGAAAAAATGAATGAGTACGAACCTGAGTTTGACCAAATGTTATTTCATTTACCACTTGCAGGTTCAACATTTAAAAAAATTTATTATGACGATTTACTAGGACGAGCTGTATCAAAGTTTGTTCCAGCAGATGATTTAGTCGTTCCGTATTCTGCTACCTCATTAGATGATGCGGAAGCGATAATTCAAACAATTAAAATATCAGAAAATGATTTAAGAAAACAACAAGTTGCTGGTTTTTATTCTGACATAGAATTACAGAAACCACAAAGTGTAATGAAAGATGAAGTTGAATCTAAAGAAAGAGAATTAGAAGGAACTAAAAAAACAGGTAAACAAGAAACAGTTTATACTTTATTAGAATGTCATGTTAATTTAGATTTAGAAGGTTTTGAAGATAAAGATCAAGAATTAAATGAGACAGGAATTAAATTACCTTACATTGTAACAGTTGACGAAACTTCAAGAGAAGTTTTATCTATTAGAAGAAACTTTGAGCCAGACGATCCAAAGAAAAATAAAATTCAATATTTTGTACATTTTAAATTTTTACCAGGTTTAGGTTTTTATGGTTTCGGTTTAATCCACATGATTGGTGGACTGTCTAGAACAGCGACCGCAGCTTTGAGACAGTTATTAGATGCGGGAACGCTTTCTAATCTGCCAGCTGGATTTAAGCAAAGAGGTATAAGAGTAAGAGATGAAGCAGCACCTTTACAACCAGGTGAATTTAGAGATGTAGATGCACCCGGTGGTAATTTAAGAGATGCATTTATGACTCTTCCTTACAAAGAACCTTCAGCTACTTTATTACAATTAATGGGTATAGTAGTACAAGCAGGTCAAAGGTTTGCAGCTATTGCTGATATGCAAGTTGGAGAAGGAAATCAAGGCGCTGCAGTTGGAACAACAGTTGCACTTCTTGAACGTGGCTCACGTGTTATGTCTGCAATACACAAAAGATTATATTCAGGTATGAAACAAGAATTTAGATTACTAGCAAGAGTATTTAAAACTTACTTACCTCCTGTTTATCCTTTTGATGTTGTTGGCGGTAGAAGAGAAATTAAACAAATGGATTTTGATGATAGAGTAGATATTTTACCTGTTGCAGATCCAAATATATTTTCAATGGCACAGAGAATTACAATGGCACAAACAGAATTACAACTTGCAACATCACAACCACAGTTGCATAATTTGTATCAAGCTTACAGAAAAATGTATGAAGCGTTGGGTGTAAAAAATATTGATCAAGTTTTACCTCCTCCTGCTCCTGTACAACCAATGGATCCAAGTTTAGAACACATAAATGCTCTTGGTATGAAACCTTTTCAAGCGTTTCGTGCACAAGATCACACAGCACACATCACATCGCACTTAACTTTTATGTCTACTAACATGGTTAGAAATAATCCACAGATGATGGCAGCTATTCAAAAAAATATTTTAGAACATATTAGTTTAATGGCCCAAGAACAGGTTGAATTAGAGTTTGCAGAGCCTTTACAACAAATGCAAATGCTTCAAGCACAAGCTCAACAAGACCCACAAGCTCAACAACAACTTCAACAGTTGTCACAACAGATTGAAGCAAGAAAAGCAGTGTTAATTTCAGAGTTAACAGCTGATTTTGCTAAAGAAGAAAAAGAGATTACGTCACAATATGACAATGATCCTTTATTAAAACTGAAATCACGTGAAGTTGACTTACGTGCAATGGAAAATGAGCGTAAAAAAGAAGCTGATGAAGCAAAAGCCGACCTTGATAGAGCTAAATTAGTTCAAGCAAGAGATATTTTTGATGATAAGCTAGAACAAAACCAAGATTTAGCAGAATTAAGAGCTGGAGTAAGTCTTGCAAAAAAAAATAATACTAATATAAACTAGTAAAGGTAAAAAACTATGATGAACTATAAAAAAGAAAAACAAATAGCTATTCCTGAACAGAATGTAGAAATAGATCCAAGATCTAAAACTACAGCTGATGGTTCTTTCAACTATATTCCTGCTGGAGACAAAGCAGAAGTTAGAGGAACTAAAAGAATGCTAAAAGATAAGAAAAAAACAGCTACTTGGTACTAATATGTGGTTCTCGGCAATTAAATTAGCCATCTCTGCTGGTAGTAAAATTTATGCTAACAAGCAGAAGACTAAAATGGCAATGTCGGACGCACAATTGATGCATGCATCACGTATGGCCGAAGGAAAAGAAGCTTACCAAGGTAAACTTCTTGAAGCTAGACAATCGGACTGGAAAGATGAGGCCGTTTTGATAATTTTAAGTTTGCCCGTGGTAATTTTGGCGTGGGCAGTTGTAAGTGAGGACCCAACAGCAATGGACAAGGTAAAACTGTTCTTTGACATGTTCTCGCAGCTCCCTTCATGGTTCACAAATTTATGGATCCTTGTCGTGGCGAGTATTTATGGTATAAAGGGTACACAAATATTTCGTAATGGAGGAAAAAAATGAAAAACTATAGACAGAATAAAATGGGTGGCGGTATAATGAAACCTATGTATTCAAAAGGCAATTTAGTAGGTAAACAAGTTAACATAGCAAAAGCTGCACCTCCAAAAAATAAAATTACTGGTGCAGATTTTAAAGCACTAAAGAAAAGGAAGGCATAATGTTTAAAAGAACGAATTTAAAAAGAGGTGGCGGAGCAGGTGACGGTAAAGCTAGTAAATACCACACAAAAAAAGACGGAACAAAAGCTAAAAAGGGTTTATATTTTTATATGAACCGAGCCAAAAAAAAAGGCACTAGCAAACCCGGTAAAGGTACTGTAACTGACAAGGCTTTAAAGGATTCTGCAAAAACAGCCAAAGTGTAATGTTTAGAAAACAATTTGCATCAGGAAGTAAATCACCAGCGTGGCAACGTAAAGAAGGTAAATCTGAGTCTGGTGGATTAAATAAAAAAGGTGTTGCATCTTATAGAGCTGCGAACCCTGGTTCAAAATTAAAAACAGCTGTTACAACGAAACCATCAAAATTAAAAAAAGGATCGAAAGCTGCAAAAAGACGTAAATCCTTCTGCGCGCGTATGAAGGGGATGCGTAAGAGACAAAAGGCTAGTAATAACACTGGAAATGATAGATTATCTAAATCACTTAGAAAGTGGAACTGCTAGTGAGAGATACCAAATCTTTAGAAGAATATTCTAAACAGAAAGAAAAAGATAAAAAACAAATGAACCTTTTTAAAGAATTAAAAAAAGAAGTTAATGCAGGTGCTAATGGCACTCAAGACTATGTTATTAAAAAGGGTGAAAACACAGGAAAGGTAGCAAAGAAATAATGCAATTAGAAACAGTAATTAATAAACTTTTAAGATTTTTAAAACAAAGAACAGAAGACCTATCTATTACAGTAACTTCAGGAAGTGTTGACAATATGGAAAATTACAAGTATATAATAGGACAAATCAATGCATTGGAATCAGTGCATCAGGAAATCTCTAACCTGCTAAACGATAAGGAGCACAATGAAGGAACAGTCATCGATCTTAACACCAAACAATGATCTTATTGGTGTAAAAAAATCAGAGAAAAAAGAAGAAATAAAAGAACCAAAATTACCACAACCAACAGGTTGGAGACTTTTAGTTTTACCTTTTAAAATGAAAGAAAAAACTAAAGGCGGATTAGTATTAGCGGAAACAACTTTGGAGAGGCAACAAGTTGCGTCTCAAGTTGGATTAGTTATGGCTATGGGTCCACAATGTTATAAGGATAAAGAAAGATATCCTGAAGGTCCGTGGTGCGAGGTGAATAGTTGGGTTATGTTTGCACGTTATGCAGGTAGCCGAATTAAAATAGAAGGTGGGGAAATGCGTCTTCTAAACGACGACGAAGTACTAGCAACAATTGATAGTCCAGAGGACATCTTGCATGAGTTTTAATCATAGGAAGGAGTAACTATGCCAG